AGAGATATACGTAATCGGGGGGGGGTAATTTCATCACCCAATCCCGACCCACGAATTTTCATCAGTTCTTCACCCGCAAGATTTTGACACCGACCGAGGACATATCAGACTTCCGTGAAGTGACCGCCGCCGAACGTTCGGCGCTGGAGCAGGCCGACGCCGCATGGGTGGAGCCGCCCCGCAGCTTTATCGACCTTTTCGACAAGGCCGCGGGCGCATATTGCCGATATAATACGGAGACGGGGTTCTTCGAGCTGAACGGCATAAAGGACATCACGTATTCGCAGGCGCTCGACATCTACGTGGCTTCGGCGAATGTCGGCAATAACAACTCTTACTCGCCCCGGAACTGCTTTTTTGGAAACCGTAAAATCCGCACTGTGCTGCCAATTTTTAACAGTATCGAAAGAACGGAATGGTATCAGGCGTTCAAAAGCTGCTTATCGCTTGAGGCTGTTTCGGGTGAAATCCACGTCTATCGCGGAACGAGTATGTTTTTGGATTGTCCTGCTCTGCGGAATGTGTCAACAATCATATTCGAGGGTACAGGCGCTGCCGACTATATGTTTCAAGGCTGTAGGTCTTTGGGGTCTGTCGAAATCCGCAATCTCATGGCCAACATCAGTTTCGGTCAGTCTCCAAAGCTCTCATTGGCTTCAATCGAATATATGGTCAACAACCGCTATGGCTCCGCTGCCATCACCATCACGCTGCACCCGACGGCGTATGCGCGAGTGACCGACGAGCTGTTTGCGCTGGCCGCAGAAAAGAATATCACGATAGCATCAACTTAAACACTAAAGAATTATGCAAAAGACTTTCAAAGAATCAATCAACATGTGGGGCATCGAAGCCGAGGAGGGTAAGGTACTCCGCCGCAAAGGCTCGACCGAACGCTCGGAAAACCGGCACGCCACAGTGACCGACCCGGACGAGTGGGAGGAAATCGACGCCGCCGGACAGCCCTCGCAGACCAAGGCGGAGTATGACGCGGAGGTGGAGCGCCTTATCGCCCTCCGCTACAGCTACGGCAAGGAGATCGAGGTGAACCGCGAGCGCGACTCCAAGCCCGCGCAGTTCGCCGCCTATCTCGAATACGTCGAGGAGTGCAAGGTCAGGGCGAGGGAGATTGCACGGAATGCAAAGACAATTGCCCGGAACGTCAATTGATTGCACTATGGCAAAGAAATCAACTAACCCTGACCGTCCCCGATATACTTGCAAGGATTGTGCGCATTCCGAGAATTGGCACAATATCGGCGCGGACGGCCAACCCATCTTTTGCGACTGCAAATTCCAAAAGTGGTGTAGGTTCCTGAAATACGACCATTGCAAACATTTCGAAAAGCGAATATAACGACTAATGGCAAAGAAGCGTCAAAAAACAACCCGGTTTTCGATTCAGGGATTCGACTTGAACCATTATCGCACCACCGAGCAATATGCGGCGGCGGTGCAAGCCTTGTTTGACCGTGCGACCCTTGCGATGGCACGGTCAGCCGCCCGGCGCAAGATTGACCCCGACAAGCCCTTTTCTTTTGATGATTACCCCGAAGTGAAAGCCGAATTGAAAAAGGTTGTCGGGCAACTTGCCACGCAGCTTCAAACCACGATTGAATCAGGGTCGAAGAATCAATGGTTGTTCGCTTGCGACAAGAACGACGGGTTCATTGCGTCTATCATGGACACGTCGAAGTTATCAAAAGCGCGGTTGAAGAAGATGCAAGACCGCAATTTGGACGCTTTAAGCACCTTTCAGGGGCGCAAGGTTGGCGGCATGGACTTGTCGCAACGTGTGTGGCGATATGTCGGGCAATACCGTGACCAATTAGAAACCGCCCTTGATGTCGGACTTGGAGAGGGGCGCAGCGCACAAGAACTTGCCCGCGATGTCAAGAAGAATTTGCGCGACCCTGACCGCTTGTTTCGCCGTGTGCGCGACAAGCGGGGCAACCTTGTGTTGTCGAAAGCGGCACGGGCTTTTCATCCGGGGCAAGGTATCTATCGGTCGAGCGTGAAGAATGCCCAACGCCTGACACGTTCCGAAATCAATATGGCTTACCGAGAAAGCGACTTTTTGCGGTGGCAACAACTTGATTTCGTTGTCGGCTTTGAGATTCACCGAAGCAACCATGAACCCCTTTGCAAATGCAAGATGTGTGACCGATTGCAAGGACGTTACCCCAAGACTTTCAAGTTCAAAGGGTGGCATCCGCAATGTATGTGTTACGCCGTGCCAATCCTGATGGATGAAGAAACCTTTGATGAAAACGAATTGGGCGACCTCAAAGCCGCACTTTATGGCACGGAGTACAAGAAGAAGCAAGCAAAGAACATCGTTGTTGACGTGCCGGACGGGTTCAAAGAATGGGTCGCCGAAAACATGGAAGCGTCGGCGGGCTGGGCATCGACCCCATATTTCATTAAGGACAACTTTGTGGATGGTGACTTGTCAAAGGGGTTGAAAATCGCCTTGCCGACCGTTGAACCTGATGTGCCGCAGACTTTGCCCGAAATAATCACCCATGCAAAAAAGGTGATGCAGGAAACGGAAAAGACATTGGCGAAAAGTCGGGCGATGAATCAGGATATTGCCACGCCGCTTGCGCCCGAAATAAAGAACCGTCGCACGCAGATAAAGAATGAAGCGAAAAAGACCCTTTCAGGCACAACGATGTCTGTTCCGAGATTTGGCAAACCAATATCAATATCTACACGCGCCATAAAGGAATGGTTGAATCAGCCTTTCGCCAATCCCGAAGCGAAGAACGAATGTTTGCTTTATCTACCAATGCTGATGAACAATGCTGCATATATGGGTTGCGGTGTCGATAAGCACGATGCGCGTATCAAGGCACATTTGTTTCAAATCAAAATATCCGGCATAACGTGTTGGGTGATTGTGCGGGAAATGATGAATGGACAATGTATGATTCACAGCCTTACCGACAATTCTTCAATATTTGAAAAATTGGGCATAAAAAAACCTTGAATCGGCAGCGTTTTCGCGGAACTACAATCCGCGACTTCTCACCGATTCAAGGTTTGGTGTTGCAAATATAGGGCTTTTATTTCATGTTACCAAATATTTGCGTTATTTTATATTGTAACGCTGTCAACGTCTGCAATGTTTTCGGCAATTGACATTGCAAGGATTTCGCGGATGCGGGTTTCCAGCGCGGTCAATTCGGGATAAAACCGGGTGTTGATGATGTCGAGGGCATCCCGTTCATTGTAGATGGTGCAAAGTGCGTCGTGAATGTCGGCATATATGCCCGAAGTGGCTTGAAGAGCGTTGATGATGGCGGTTGTCGGTTCACTTACCCGAAGTTCACCGGCTTTGAGGACGCGGGCTTTCATGCTTCACCCCCTTTCTCCATTTTGTCATTGATAAGGTCGTATAACACGCGGTTGACAAAGTAGATTTGCCCCTTTCCCGTTATCTTGGGCGTATTGGTAACGAATGTGTTTCCGTCGGGTGTCGTGTAGGTTGACTTCTTCACTTCAATCAATCCCATGTCGATTGCCTTTTGGGTCGGTAGATTGTAACGTTCCCCTTTGACGCTGCAAAGAAACCCGTTGTCGCGCATCCATTGGAACAATCGGTTCTGACCGATTTTCACTCCGACTTTGTTTTGTGAAATCACCATCGCAAGTTCTTTCATCAACACCGATTGAGGCGATGTGCTGACCGCCTTTGCGAACACGGCGGCGGGGCGCATATTCTCAACCGTGTTTTGCAACCCGTCGTTGCAGCTCTGCAAGTAATCGTTCTGATACTGCAATTCGGAGTTTTCGCGCGAAAGTGCCTTGCTTTGCGATTGAAGCAGTATCACTTTCGATTCAGCCTTTTCAGCCCGCGCCCGTGTGCGGTCGATGGTGTCTTGCGCTATGAGCAGCGCACGCGCCATCACTTGTTCCGGCGTTTCTTCCGGGCGCGCGGTCATGTAACCGCCCGTCTTGCGGATGGCGGGCAGCACTTCACTGCATACCCAATCCTGAAAGGCTTCCGCTTCTTTCTTCCGGCTTTGGAAGATGCACTTGTACAAGTTAGGTTCGTTGATGAAAAGCGCGGATTGCACACGCCCTTTTGCATCTATGACCTCATTAGTAATGACCCCACCTTTTTGAAGTCTTTGTTTCGTTTGGCTTGGATTTCCGAGGTCAAGAGCCTTGCAGATGTCGGCAAGACAAAACAACGGTTCACCCGCCGGACTGATTGCCGTGCGGATGTCGCCGAATTGCGGCGATTTGAAAATTTGGATTGATTCTTTCATTGAAGTTCATTTATGAAAGATTTCAGGCAATAGAAAACGGCATCACCTTTCCCGTTGAACTTCACCATCAATGGCAGTGGGCGCATTAACGCTCCACACGGGGGTATGATGCCGATATGTCATTCCGAGAGGGTATAAAAATACCGCCGACGGATTTGCAAGCGGTTTCAGTCACTTGCCATTGATATGTGAAGTTCGATGGCAAAGGTAATGACAAAAACCGAAATAGCAAACTTTTTCAAGAAAAATTTCTAAAAATCAGCGATTTATGTATTACTATAATACACACAACGGGTGCAAATAAAAAATTAGCTTAAAGGAGAATGGCGATTCTACATTTTTGCAATCAACTTTTCAAGCCGCTTGCGCCACTTGTTGACATTAACAGGGTTGAATATTACCCAACCAGCATCACCACGCAATATAGTGCAAGAATCCAACGCGGCTAATATATCGGACTTTCCTTCGGGATACTCTTCAATCTTCCGTTGGGCATTTGCTTTATTATAAGAATCAAAAACTTGAATGGCGGATTCTATTACCCGTTTTTCGTTTTCATAATCTTTCAAACGATGGTAAATAATCATCAATCGTTCATACGCATGTATTGTGGTGGAATGCATGGCTATATTCTCTTCATACAAGGCAATTGCCCCTTGTATATCTCCGCTTTCTTCAAGTTCTTTTCCACCTAAATTGCGGCTTGTTGCCGTGTGTAATCCATTTTCATACGCAATCGACTGTTCAACTTTTTTGCAAGCACGATTCCATTCATCTATTGAAAGCGCAACGTTGTTATATCCTTTTAGTGACATTCGGTCAATATAACGATAAACACTTTCATTAAGATAAATCATGTGCCTTGGGCTTATGTCCGCAATGCGCACTTTAATTTCATCTTCATTTGGTTCATGGTCACAAGAATCTGGGTTGTCCTGATTAATTGCAAAGCGTTCAAGGAAATCGTATGTCGTTTTGATTTTAACGGATTCCGATACTCTTTTATCACCAACCGACATTTCAAGATTGACATCGGTTTCGATGGCTCGATTATCTTGTGGAACTGACTTATTTTTGCCAAATAGCCATTTGAGAAAATTCATTGTTGCGAAAGTATAGATTATTATACAAAGATAGTTGTTATTTGCGAAATATCCATCATTTTTGCTTTTTCCTTTGAACCTTGCCCCGGTATATGGCGCAACGGTTGTTCTTATAAGGTCTGTCAGGCGCAAGCCCGTAATTCCACAAGGTAGTCAGCGACACACCCAATTCATCAGGCGTGAAGCGGTCGAAGATGGCGGCGACTGACCCGAAATAATAGTGTCTATCATCGCCCAAGCAGACGTGAACGACTTGTTCATTCTTCATGTCACTTTCGATTTGGATGCGGTTTGCATCTTTTATGGCGTTTAATGCGCAAAGATAACGAATTTTCGCCGCAAATTCATCGCTTTGGATATATTCAAGCACTTCATTTGTCAGCGTTTCAATAATTTCAGCGTGCAAGCCGCTATCGGAAATTTGACTTTCACACTTCGACGCAAGGCGGCGAAATTCATCAAGTTCTTTTGGCGGCACACGTTTCAATGTTTCCGCAAGAAGTTCATCGCCCCGGAAGAAAAAGGATTCAATCATGTTGGCTGTTTCCTTGCGAATCGGTTGCACGGGTGCGGTCAATCGAGGAATCGGCGACGGGGAAAGAAAGGAATTGTCGCCACGGGGCATGAACGGCAAGGAGCGATAAACGCCTTTGTCGCTTGAAATGATGTCCAACCACCGATTGATGGGGTCTTGCTTTTTAGTCATTTTCGGTTGGCATTAAGGGGTCGAACATTCGGAAAGTCGCATGACAAATGCACCGAGAATGAAAGGTGAACATCGCACGGGGTCTTTTTGTCATATTCCAAATAAAGACCGTCGGTTGCAACTTCGGGGATTTCGGATGCGTGTTCGCAAATGTAGTCATTTGTTATGCCCATGACTTCTTCACACATTCGCAATCGAGCATCGAACACCCGTTGCACATATTCTTCTTTTGTCATTTGGTCGTTGTGTTGAAGTCGAACCATTCACGGGGCGAATTGACCGCCGCTTTTTTGATTTCCCGGTAAAAGGCTTTGTTCAGCTTGCGAAGCCGGGCAAGATATTCATGGGGTCGCCAATTCCACCCCGGCATCACTTCATTGTCGGCGGCGTAAATTCCGCCCGCTGACGGCTCAAAATGTGCGAGGGCAACCAAGTGTCCATTCTTGATGAAAGCGATGTCAGAAACGCCACCTTTGGGCTTCTTGGGGTATCTTATAGACTTGCACCCGGAATAATATTCTTGGATGCGTCTTTGTTGTTCAAGGGCGGCACGGATTTTCGCCGTCTTGTCCTTGCGGAATGCCACGATGTCGGCGGCGACCTTGTGGCGCAATTCCGCAACATTTATGGGGTCTTTCCCGGTTGCGATGTCGTAAGGCATCAACCCGTCCATGAACATCCGCACGGCACGGGTGAAGTTTTCTTTGTCCACGATTTTGTCGTGTAATTCGGTCAGGAACTCAACCGAAAGATTGAATCGTTCCGAAAGACTTTTGATTGTTGATTCCATTTTTGAAAAGGATTATTTGTTGATTATGGTTTATCCTCTTTAATATCTTTAATCATGATTTCCAAAAAGGAAATCATGCTCTTTCTTGATGGCGCACAAAGGATGCCTCTCAAGGGCGAGCGTATAATGAGAGATTTTTGAACCTTGCTGTAAATAGTATTAACAAGTGTGCCAAAGAACATTATTTCATGTGTGCAACCAATAAGAGCTTTAACCTGATTGGTTGGGATAGGGTCATTTGCGCCAAATACATATCGACCTCCCTTTGTAATTTCGGAGTTATCCCACCAAAGTATAACAGGGTGTTTATGTAAAAGGGCATAGCCTTTTGCGTCGTTAACATTTGTGGTGAAATGCGTTTTTGCCATGCCAATAAAGAGAGATATGGGTTTATTTGCAAGTTCCCATTTTCCCAATTGCTTGTATTCTAATGGGGTTGCAAACAAGATGGGATACCAAAATTCGTCACTTAGAATCTTGCAAGCATTTTCAAAACTTGTTCCGTGGTATAATTTCATGGTTTCTTGCGTTTAAGGATTGAAAAGAACGTAACGACCGCGAAAAACGCGATGATGCCGACGGCGCACGGAATCCATATCGGCGCAAAGACCCAACCCCAATTCAAGCCGGGGCAAACGGTCAGTTTCAGGGCGACCAAAAGCACGGTCAGCCACAAAAGGATGATTGTTGCGATGTTTGATTTTTTCATTTGAAATGATTTTAATTATTGTTGGTCGTAGATGTTAAATGTGAAATATGCCAATCGCCTTAATCAATTCAAGGACTTCTTTTTTCGTTTTGAGATTCCGGGGAACGACCGTGCCGTTTGCAGATTTCCCAAACACCTTGCCAAGCGTCCATTCATATTGGCACGTCCCAACGGTCGATTTTATCCTACAAAATTGAACCATGCCATAACGAATATGCCAAGAAGAACCGCCACCGAAAGGCATATAATTGCCCTTATCATCCGACCATTCATTTTGTTTGCGGCGGGCGTAAAAATAGCGTGTTCCGGCTTCATTGTAGATGCGTATTTCATACGAATCATTGATTGACTTTGCGCACAAAGCCTTTTGTTGCGCCGTCAAGCATTCTTGAACGTCAAGGGGTAATTCGTTAAATGTCATTGTTGCGAAAGATTGTGGAGTTGCCCCCCGGTTAAACATTGCGTCTTATAGTAAGACACCGCAAAGTTAGTTGTTATTTTGGAAATAACAAACTTTTCAAGGAAAATTTTGCATTTGCAGTGCAATTTTAATGCTGATGCAATGCAAAATGTGAATAAGTCGGGTGTAACTTGACCCCGCGCCCGTGTGTGTATCACTATAAAACACATTAAATTTGCGGTGATTTGTAAACCAATAACATCACAACGAATGAACATCCAAGAATTACTTGCGTTACTGACCGCGAAATTTTCAGGCGCGCGAAAAGATGGATTGATGCAGTTGGCACGCTCAATCGCGTTACAATGTGCATCGAAAGAGGACGCGGAAGCCCTTATTGAAAAACTGACCGATGCGCAAGTCAGCGAATTTATTAAGAACTACCGCGCCGATGTGGACAAGGAAGTGTCCGACGGCATCAAAACATCGGAAGCCAACTTGCGCAAGAAGTACGACTTCAAGGAAAAGACCGGGGCAACCATCACCGAACCCGGCGGTGGTGGTGCTGACAACATCGCCGAAATCGTGAAAAACGCGGTTGACGCGGCGGTCAAGCCTTATGCCGACCGAATCGCAAGCATGGAATCCGATAACGTCAACAAAGCAAGGCTTCAACGTCTGAACGAAGCATTAGCAAGCTGCAAGGACGAAACTTTCAAGGCTCAAACCCTGAAAGATTTTGCCCGAATGAAGTTTGACGATGATTCTTCTTTCGATGAATACTTGACCGACAAGACCGCCGACATCACCGCCGCAAATCAAGCCTTTGCCGACACCAACATGAGTCGTTCCGGCGGGTCGCCCTTATTCTCCAACAAGGCAGAATCAGGCATTTCTCAGGCCGTCGCCGATTATGTAGCGGCAAAGAACCCCGCCAACAATCAGTTTGCGGGCAAAGAACTCTAATGTCAAACCCCTAAATCCTTTTAAGCATGACAATGCAGGTAAAACGCAAAAAGGACAACCGCGTGGTGAAGTGTGTTGTTGCCCGTGTCGCCGACATTCCCGGCGGTGTCACGGTCGAAACCGCGTCACTTGGCGGCAAGGCACTTTTTGAGGGAACGCCGCTTGGCAAGGGCGCGAATGGAATTTACAACGTCGTAAAGACCGCGCAGATTCTCACCGCCGCCGCCGCCGATGCGACAACCTATGAAGTCGCCAAAGGGCATCACTTTAAGGTCGGCGACCGCTTTTCAGCAGCGGGCGCGAATGGTCAGGTGATTTCCGGCATCGACAAAAGCGATGCCGCAAAGGACACCATCACCGTTTCCACGACGCTTGGCAAGGCAATCAAAGTCGGCGATGTCGCCTTTGAATCCGCCGGAGCGAACACCACCCTTAAAGTCGCCCCCCTGACCGTCGCCGGGTCGAACTATGACGTTGACCCCGACGGTGACAACCTTTGGGTCGATGCGTGGCTTATCGGCACGGTACGCGAAGCAAACGCGCCCGCCGTCACCGACGCAATCAAAACAGCCCTGAAAGGAATCGTTTACTTCTAACCCTTTAACGCACCAACATTATGCAGAAAACACTGATGGTGGGACTCACCGAAAAGGACATGGAGGCGGAAATCCGCACCTATGACCTGAAAGAGTATTACTATCCCACACTGTTTCCGCTTAAAGAAACCAATTCTTTAACGTGGAAAGTGCTTGAAGCGCAGGCGGGTTTAAAGATTGCCGCTGACCTGACGGCAAGGGGGGCAAGCATCCCCAAGAAAACCCGTGATGCCATTGCGCGTATTCAGGGCGATATTCCCAAAATCACGATTTCGCGAGAAAAACTTGAAGATGAACTCACCGAATATGACATCATGGTTGCGATGGCATCCGGCAATGCCGACCTTATCGCCCTTGTCGAGTTCTGGGCTGAGGACACCAAGTTTTGTTGGGATGGCGTCGCCGCGCGTATTGAATGGATTGCGCTCAAACAGATTTCATGCGGCGGCAAGCTGAAAATCACCAATTCCAACAATGCCGCGGTCGTGACCGAATATGATTGCGACTATCAGATTCCCGCCGAACAGAAAATCGGCGTCATTACGTCCTATGCTGGCGGCACTTCGGGCAAGCCTTTAACCAAGGATTTCCCCAAAGCCCTGAAACTCGGACGCACCCTCTACGGCGCAAAGTACAAGTATGCGTTCATGAACGTGGAAACCTTTGAAAAACTTGCATCGCAAGAGGAGGTTTACAAGCGTTGCGCAACCCTTGTGCAGAACCTTACCGACACCAACGACGCACCCAGCTTGCAGTCGGTGAACGCTTATCTTGCCAAAAAGACCGAAACATACCGAGGCTTGCAGATTATCGTGATCGACCAGGACATCACGATTGAACTTGCCGACGGTTCACGCATCACGGGCAATCCCTTTGAGGACGATGTGATTCTTTTCTCCGAAAGCAAAGTGCTTGGCACAACCTATTGGAAGAAACCCATCGAGGCCAAGAAGCGCCCGGGGAGCGTCGCCGAAAAGGTCATGCATGGTCACACCCTTGTGCAGAAGTATTCCGACGATGCAACCCCCGTCAAGGAAGTTACCGAGGGCATTGCAAACGCATTCCCCGCATGGAAACTTTCGGGTCGTTCCGTGCTGATGCAGACAAACGCCACATCGTGGACTAAAAACTAACATCGACCGCCGGGGATGATTCCCGCGATGATTCCCCGGCGGCCTCTACAAGATTTTCGACATGGCCATTGATACCAACAAGGAATATTTGTCAAAAAGTCTGGGCGGTCTTAACGTGTCAGACGATGACATTGAGGTAATACTACTTAAAGCCGGAATAGACCCGGGCGCATCTGCCGACTTTGCCGCATGCGACCTTGCGGTGTACAACCGATTTTCGGTTGTTCTCGGGGCTATGACACAGAATGTTTCCGAGGGCGGTTATTCGGTTTCGTGGAACATCGAGGCGGTGAAATTGTGGTATAGCGCCCTTTGCCGTGAACTTGGCAAAGAAAACGTGTTGGAAGCGAAACCGAAAATCCGCAACCGTTCAAATTTTTGGTGATATGGCAAGGGTGAAGCAATATCCGCATTATCTATTTGCCGAAGTCGCCGAACCGTCGGTTCAGGACGGCAAAGGTAATTGGACGGAAGCGAAAGTGTCGCGCAAATTCATTTCGATGTGCCGTGAAGAAGCTGACGGGCGCGGGTCTGAATTTCAGGTTGCGGGCGGTGAATATCACAAAGCCACATCCCTGATTCAATGCCCGAAGTCTTGCCCGGAAGTGACCAAAGGCGCAAAAGTTGTAGTTGCAAACGACCGGGAGTGTTCAAGCATCCGCATCGAGGGCGTTTGCCTGAACTTCGACCCCGCACAACTTCATTGTCGGCTATGGCTATAAAACCCAAATTCACCCGTGCAGACGTGCAAAAGCGACTTGACGCATTCTTGGCGATGGTCAAGAAGAAGCAAATCGACCGAATGCAACGGTTGGGTGAAATGTGCCTGATTGAAGCCCGAAACAATAAGGGCTACATGATGCAGACCGGGGCGTTGTTGTCCTCAACGGGTTACACGATATTCGTTGATGGCGTTGCGCTTCATTCGCAATTTGACGCGGCAAGCGGCGCGGAATCCAACGCGGCGCAAAACGGTATCAAAGCGGGTCAAGCCCTTGCGGAAAAGGTCGGCAAGAACACAAAGGGCGTTGCCCTTGTGGTGGTCGCCGGAATGAATTATGCGGCATACGTCGAAGCGAAAGGATATAACGTGCTATCGAGTGCCGAACATCTTGCACAACGGGAATTGCCCCGGATGTTAGAAAAACTTATCAGCAACATCAGAGCAGCAGCGGAATGAAAGACAACTTGAAAACTCCTTTCGATACCGACGGCATCTTGTTTCAGTTGCTCAACGGGAAAACGAGCATCAACGGCGGTGTTTACGTCGGAGATGCCCGCCCCGAAGATTCGACCGATGAAGATATTGTCGTTAACACAATCGACCTTGAAGCGGACGCATTGCCCCAAATCGGCACGTCCAACATCAACGTCTATGTGTCCGACACGTCGAAGAATATCAACGGCAAAATGCAAGTGTCGGCAAACCGCGTCCGGCTGAATCAGTTAACCCAAGAAGTCTTGAAAATTGTTCGTGAAACCGTCTTGCCGGGGATGAAAGCAACCCCGAAATCGGCAACCATCATGTATGAGCCGACAACCAAGCAGCACTTTATGAACATTCGGATTGATTGGAATATTCAAACGACTTAATTTCACATTTTTATGTCAATCACCACGACAAATAAAACCAACCTTATCACGTTGGGTCTTTGCGAAATTCAGGTTGGCGAAGCGTCCCCGTCGGGAACTATGCCCGCCCAGCTTGCAAAGATTGGCAAGACCTACAAGGACACCGCCAAAATCGCTCAGGATTCATCCGACGTGACCGAGCATTTCGAGGAAGGCAAAGCCGCCCCGGAAGTGCGCCGCAAGGCACGAAAAATTCCCGTGCTGACATTCTCCATCATGGACGCATCAATTCAAGACCTGATTGATTACGTCGGTGGCGAAAACGTCGGAACGGAAGAAGCCCCCAAATGGGGCTACGACGGCAACGAGGTTGTCGCAAACAAGGCAATCAAGGTTCTTACCGAACAAGGTCTTGACTTTGAGATTCCCAACGGCGACATCGAAGCGGTTATCAATGCCGACCTTACAGCCGCCGGAATTTTCCTTGTTGACTTCACCGTTACGCCGATGGCGGTTTCATCCGGCAAGGCATTACGCGGCATTCCCCACGTCGGTTAACGGGGAAATCGCAGTCAATCACCAATGCGCCCCCGGAGAGTGCCTGACACCCTTTGGGGGCGTTTTCCCTAAATCAGCACATGACAATGGAAGAAGAAAAGAAAACCGACCTTGAAAAAGAAAAATCCGAGTTGAATGCCCTTATCCGCAAGGGTGTGTCGTTTGAGGTCAAAGACATTCAGGTGGAAACCGAAAAACGCTTCTTCGGTCTTATCCGCCGCCGTCGGCTTGTCGAGGTGACGCGCAAGTTCACCATCGTTGAACCGACCCTTTCAACGCTTGACCGCCTTTCCGCCGAATGGATAGAACTTGCCATTGATGAAAAGGCGATGAAGTCCGAGGATGCAATGGTTGTCGCCCGCACGATGGCGCACAAGCATTCAATCCGTTGCGCCCGCATCGTTGCAATCGCCGTTCTTGGCGTTGACCGCCTAAAATGCGAAAGCAAAAGCGGTTATCCCCATTGGGTCGAGGACACCGAGAAGTTGAACACCCTGACCGACCTTTTCGCCCGGCAAATCAAACCGTCAAGGCTTCATCAACTTGCCGTGTTGGTCAATTCAATGTCCAATTTAGGGGATTTTATGAACTCTATTCGATTGATGTCAACCGACCGAACAACAACGCCGATTCGGATAGAGGAAAACAACGTGGTCTAAATAGCCCGCACGGTCGCCGGGGCGCGTTGTGTGCGCACTTCGGGTGGACTTATGACTACTTGGTCAACGGCGTTGCATGGGGGCTTGTCGAAAGGATGATGATTGACGCACCGAGTTTTGACACCGATTCCGACCCGAATGTTCAGCAAATCACCCTTAACGAGAGCAACCAAGAACAAGTTTTGAATTATGTAAACTCACTGATGTAACATGGCAGATATTGACGGCGGCGGATTGTCCTTTGTGTCCGACATGGACAATTCCCAACTTGAATCAGCGATTCAGGAAACATTGCGGCGTGTGCAAGGCTTATCCGACGGTTTTGTGGGTGTTGGTGATACCGTGGACAAGACGGTTGCCGACATCGGCACGATGTTAGGACAAATCGGTGCAGAATGCGAAAAGCAGGAAACGGCAATTTGGAAACTTGAAGAAGATTTTGAATCCCTGAAACAACTTGCATCGCAAGAATGGGAGAAAAACGGGTTTTCAGCCGAATATAAAGCCTTGAAAGATAAACAAAAAGCGATTCAAGGCGAAATCACCGTGCGCAAGCAGCTTTTGAATGAGTTGCGCGACCAATCGGATAAACTTGATTCCGCCCGTGATGCTATGCTTGCCGAACAAAAGGCGGTCAACGACAATGCCAAATCGCAAGTGTCTTTGCGTACCCGCTTGCGCGAACTGAAAATGGAACTTGTCGAATTGGAAGCCGCCGGACAACGACAAACCGCCCGTTATAGGGAGGTGCAAGCAGAGGTCGCCCGGCTTACGGATGCTTGGGGTGACGCGCAAGCACAAGCAAATATTCTTGCAAATGATGATGCCGGATTCGCGGGTGTCATGTCGGGTCTTACGGGCTTGACGGGCGGTTTTTCCGCCGTTGCGGGCATGGTCGGATTGTTCGGCGATGAAAGCGAGAATTTGCAACAAATCATGTTGAAAACGCAGTCGATTATGGCGGTGACAAATGGTTTGATGCAAGTTTCGCAAGCCCTGAATAAGGATTCCGCTTTCATGCTTGGCACCGTCGGACGTCTGAAAGAATGGTGGAACGGGCTTCTTGAAGTCGGACGTAATGCCGAAGCCGCCGAAACCGTCGCGATTCAGGCAAATACAGCGACACAAGCCGAGAACGCAGCGGCAACAGCAGCGAACACCGTTGCCGAAGAAGCAAGCGCCGCGGCGAACCGTGCGAATGCCGCCGCCCGTAGTCAGGCGACCACCGCGACCACCGCAAACACCGGGGTTCAGGCGGCGAACACCGCCGCGACCGGGGCGCAAGCATCAGCGGCAACGGCGGGAACGGCGGCAAACATCGGTCTTGCCGGGGCATTCCGTATGGTCGGCGCGGCGATTAAGTCAATTCCCGTGTTCGGGTGGATTCTTGCCGGAATATCCGCCCTTATTGGTTTATATTCTCACTTTTCAAGCAAGGCGTCCGAAGCGAAAAAGGCACAAGAAGAATTTTCAAAAGCGCTTGTAGAGGGTTGTTATAAACCCGTCGCTTCAATCGAAGAATTGTCCGTGAGATGGAATCAACTTGGCAATAATCTTGAAGCTAAAAGGAGATTTGTTGAAGCTAACAAAAAGGCTTTTGATGATTTAGGCGTGTCAGTTAACGATGTGAGTGATGCGGAAAATCTTTTAAGTAGTCCAGCACAAGTTCGAAAATTCGTTGATGCCCAAATTGAAAAAGCAAAAGCAATGGTATATCTGCAACAAGCTCAAGAAAAAGTTAAAATGCTAATGGAGCAGGAACAGAAATACAATAATATGCCTGACACAAAATATAAATGGGTACAGACTTCAAATTTTGGCACCGGCACTTTTGTTAAAGTCTATAACAAAGAAAAAGAGGAATTGAAAAATGCGATTGAGGCTTCAAAAACAGAGTTGCGAAACGGGTATCAAAGTGCCGCGGATGCTGAAACCAAAGCGGCTCAGATTTTAAAAGAGGCCGGAATTAATGCCATTGATGATATTAAAGACGGGACAATAGAGGCTCTTGAACGAGCTGTATCACTCAAACAAGAAAAGTTGAAGAAACTGCAAATTGGCAGTAAAGAATATGAGGAAACAAAAGCATCTATTGTACAGATGCAAAATAAATTGAATGAGGCAGAGGGCAATGGTGGTTCCGGTACAAAAACCGACCCGTTCTTGGAGAAGTTGCAGAAGCGCAAAACCGAGTATCAACGCTTTTTGAAATGGGTAAATTCGGGCGATTCCGTCCTTGTGGCATCAGCCAATCAGGAATTTGCCGGATTGCTTGAACAAGGGGCGACCTATATAGACTATTTGCGCAAGCAGCGCGACCAATTATTGGATGTCTCCTCTCGATCAAAGGAACAGAACAAGCAGTTGCACACCCTGAATGACCAAATCGCTGAAGAAACAAAACGCACCGTCCTTGAACAATTCAATCAAGAGTTGTCCGAGCAACTGACCAATGCCAAATCAGTGATTGAAATGCTGAACATCATCGAGCGTCGCCGAAAAGAACTTGCCAACGACGGCACGGAACTTGACACCGGGAAAAAGGACATCTTGGATGATGCGGAAAAGGATGCCCGCCAAAAAGCAAAGGAGCAGACCGAAGCGTTGCTTGAAGAATTTGCGTCTTACACCGATAAACGCCGGAAGATGGAGGAGCAATTCAACAAGGACATCGAATTGCTTACACGCGCCCGCGATGCAGCCACAACCGATGCTGACCGTGCAAGCTATGATGCCGCTCTTAAAAACCGCCGTCGGCAGCACGCAAAAGATATGGCGGGCACGGGCGATGCCGATTTTGACAAGTTGGTTGAGCAATACTCGGGTTTTGAGCAGAAACGCGCCGCCATCGCAGAAAAATATGATGAACAACGCCGCCGTGCCCGTGAACACGGCGACCAAGAGATGCTTGCCCGCATCGCAAATGCGGAGCAAGAAGAACTTTCCAAGTTGTCGAATGAGATATTGACCCAATCCGCCGATTGGCAACTTCTTTTCGGCAATTTAGAGGGCTTGACCACATCCACAATCGAGCGTCTTATTAAGAACATCGAGGAACAAAAAATTCAGTTTTCCGGCGACTTCAACCCCGCCGACTTGCAAGCCATCAATGAGCAGCTTGAAAAGGCGCGTGATGAAATCGAGAAGCGCAACCCATTCAAGGCTCTATCCAATGCCTTTGCTGAATTGCGGATTCAAATTGCCGACAATAAATTGTTGTCGGATGACAATGACCCGTTTTTGGCGGAGCTGAGAGCCAAAGAAGATGAATATAATGCTTATCAACAATGGATTCAGACGGGCAACAATGACCTTTTGCAGGGCGTTAAAGACGGTTTTGCCGGACTTCTTGCAGAGGGTGGAAGTTATCTTGATTTCTTAAAAAGAAAACGCGATGCGGTGGCCAACGGGCAAATTGATGTTTCCGTGGTCGGCGGTGACAGAGCATTGCAGATACTTGATGCACTTATCCGCAAGGTGGAATCCGGCAAATCGGCGAGCGACATGTTGAAAGATGCGTTTAAAGATGTGTTTTCCAATGTCGGCTCAACTTTGAGCCTTGTTTCCGGCACATTCGATTCGGTGGTTTCCGGAATGGAAAAGATGGGCGTTTCGATGGACGAAGAGACGTCCGCTATTCTCGGTGACATCGGCGGAATTATTTCAGGAGCGGCACAAGCAGCAGAGGGCATTGCGTCCGGCAACCCTCTGGCCGTGATTCAGGGGTCTGTGACACTGTTATCATCGGCTTTCGACTTGTTCAATTCCCGCGACCGCAAAGCTGAAAAATCCATCAGGAAGCACAAGGAGCAAATCGACATCCTTTCCAATGCGTACAAGCAACTTGAATGGCAGATAGACAAAGCATTAGGAACCGAGGTTTACAAAAACCAGCAGGCCGCCATCCGTAATATGCAACAGCAGCAAGCGCATCTTTACGGCATGATTAATGATGAACGGAGCAAGAAGCATTCGGATGATGAGAAAATCCGTGAATATCAAGAGCAGGCCGCCGAACTTTCGCGCTCCATCCAAGATATGCTTGATGAAATCGCTAATGACATAGTGCAGACCAACGCAAAGGAATTTTCCAATTCCCTTGCTGAAAACCTTGTCGGGGCTTTTGAAAAAGGCGAATCCGCCGCGAAAGCATTTGAAGAAACTGTCAACGAAGTTTTGAAGAATGCCATCGTGAATCAGTTGAAGAAAAAGTTCCTTGAACAACAACTTCAAGGCGCACTTGATAGCCTGACCAATTCGATGGGCTTTTGGAGTGGCGATGATTTCATTTTCAACGGTCTTACCGATTCCGAGATTGAAGCATTCAAAGCAAAGGTTCAAGCCGCCGCCAACAACTTCAATCAGGCGTTGGGCATTTATTCGGATTTGTTCAAAGACCTAAACAATGAAGAAGATGCCGACACGTCGTTGACAGGGGCGGTCAAGGGTGTTTCCGAGGAAACCGCGTCACTTGTCGCCGGACAAATCAATGCCGTGCGCATCAATCAACTTGAATGCAAGGACATCTTGCGTCAACAACTTCTTGTCCTCAATACGATTGCCGCCAACACCGCATTCAATAAGCACCTTGCGAAAATTGACCGCATCATCACGCTTCTTGAATCCAACGGCGGGGATTCTTTGAGGTCGCAAGGTCTGGTGGCATAAAATAAAAGCCTGAAAAAAGAATGGAAAAAAGACTATCAAAAACGCTTGCCAAAGAAGCAAAGCGAAAAGGCATTTGCAAGGAATGGCACACCGCCTTGAAGTCGTTGACCGACCGAAAAGCGATGGTCGAAATGTATTTGCGCGGCATCGACTTTTGCTTAAAAAACGACTATCCGGCAAACGACTTCATAAAAGCGCATTTCGGCGACATCGCCCCCCAAATGGGTGTGTTTGTCGATTGTGAAATCAGCGTCGAAAATAGCCCCAAATGCGTGTGTCTTGGGGCGACTTTCGGCATCATCAAGACCAACGCATTCAGCGTGTCGGAAATATTCGCCAAACATCAATCGGAATTGAACGTGCTTGCCGCCGACAATGCCTTTGTGATGATAGATGTTTTCGATGATGCGGTTGTCAACATCCACGCGCACGACCGGGCAAAAGTGTGTGTGAACAAATATGGTGACGGCGTATTGGTTAACATTGTTGAAGAATCTGCCGAAGCCCAAGTGAAAATCCGGGTTAAAAACTCAAAAACATATTAAGCATGAGCACCGAAAACAGCATCTTTAAAATGCCCTTTGATGAATCGGACGGAGCGACAACCGCTTACGACTATTCTTCAAGCCGTGCCGATGGTGTGGTTACGGGGGCGCATTTTGTCGCCGGAAAGAACGGCAATGCAATTTCCTTTGCCGGGAATGATACTTGCGAGGTGTCAAAAAACGTTTTGTCGAACTTGGCGGGCGATTTCTCTATTTTTGCATGGGTTCAGCCGGGAACGCGCGAAACCGGGTCGCCGTCGAAGCTGATATGGCTTGTCAACTTTGCCGGGCTTGAAAATTACATCGAGGTTGCGTTGAATGTAAAGCCGGGGTCGTGGTATAATATTGCTCTGGCCAAGCATGGCGCGGTTTATAACTTCTATGTCAATTCCGGTCTTGTCAAGTCGGTTACCAAAACCGGAACACCCACGGGTATTGCCCTGAATCAAGACTGCTATTCGGGTAATTACGGTTTCGGGCTTCTTGATGATGTCAAGATTTTCAATAAAGCCCTTTCGCAAAACGACCTGATGGAAGAAGTCGCCAACGTCAAAGATATTGCATATCTTGTTGACGGCATCGACTTCAAGACCTTCAACGTGTTTGTCTCAGGGTCGGACGGCATCTTGAACCGCCCGAAACTCAAAGCTCCGACAAGTATTTCATGGGACAATTATCACGGTGAATCGGTTGATCTTATGCACAAGTTCTATGAACCCCGCGAAATCACCTTGTCTTGCTTCAAAAAAGCAGCCTCAAGAATCGACTTCATCACCGAACTTGCCGCCTTTGAACGTCAATTCGACAAGCAGGGCACCCAGCGACTGACTATTGATGTTCACCCGGTTAAGCCTCTTATATATGAGGTTTATTGTAAGGACGCCATCGAAATCACCAAGGAATGGAACGACCAACTTATGGTCGGCACTTTCAAGTTAAAGTTAATCGAACCCGAACCCGTCAAGCGAGTATTGAAACATATTTGCGTCGATGAATCGACCAAGACTTGCACCATTACCATCACTACCCGCAAATATGTGAACATCTATTGGGGTGACGGTACGGTTGATTATGACGTGTCAGGAACTGATAAGGTGATAACACATGACTATGCCGTAAGCGGTGATTATTTCCCCGTGGTGACGGGGTGCATCGACGAAATCACAAAATTTGAAACCAATGCCATTGTCGTATGGGAGAAAATTTAATCATCACAAAACGGAACGGAAACCGTGTGCCGCTTCAATCGCGGCACATGGCAACCGCCGTCACGTCCGCCCGGCAAACGTGGGTCTTGAATGGCGATGATACCGTTGACATCACCGTTCAATCGCCTTATCGCCAAACTTACGACATTGGCGACAAGATAACCGTTTTCGGACGCGATTACACCCTTAACCGCCTATCAAAGCCGAAGAAGTCCGGCGCGCACGAATTTCAATATACATTGCAATTCGAGGGGGTGCAATACGACCTTTTGCGGGCGACCTATGACGTGACAATCGACACGACCAACAACAACTTGCAAGACGTTCAGGGCGATTCCCTGACGGGCAATTTGCACCGCTTCTTGACCGTGCTTATTGCCAACGCCAACCGTGTGTTCCCCGGCAAATGGCGGTTGGGTTCGTGTCCTGAAACCGCAAGCGATGTCACCTTGACTTTCGGGGAATCCGATAATTGCCTTTCTGTGCTTCAATCCCTGATGGGCAAATTCGGTGAATCTCTTTTCTTCGACATCGCCGTGGACGGGTCGGTTTATGTCCTGAACATCCTTTCGGCAAGCCAGACATTGCCGTTCACCCTTGAATTTGGCAAGAACCAAGGACTTTACATGATAAGCCGCGACAATGTTTCTTCGGCAAACATCGTGACCCGTCTTAAAGTCTATGGCAGCGCGTCAAACATTACGTCGAAATATCGCGCCGACCGTCTATGCTTGCCGGGCAAGACAAAGGCGCAATCTTACATCGAGAAGCCCGAAGCGGTGGCGAAATACGGCATATTTGAGGGGCGCAAGCACTTCGACAACATCAAGCCGACATTCACGGGTCACGTTCAGGCGGTCGGCGATTCCGTCCTTGAACTTATCGACCCGACCATTTCGTTTGACCTGAACGCAAAGGAAGCGGACGGGGTAACGACTAAATATTTGCTTAACGGCGTTGCCGCAAAGGTTCACTTCAACACGGGCAATCTTGCCGGATATGAATTTGAAATTGCCAAGTACGACCACGCGACACACAAAATCACCTTGCGCAAGTTCACCGACGACCGGGGCGACGTGTTCCCGTCCGAAACGTCTGCGGCATTTCAGTTTGCGACGGGCAACGAATATAAGATTGTGGACATCACATTGCCCCCGGAACTGATAAGCGCGGCGGAAAACGAACTTTTGGAAACCGGGACAAAGTATTATGACCAAAATTCGCAACCCAAAGTGCAATATTCGGTCAGTGTCACAAAGGCTTACATCGAAAAGCATTTTGCGACCGATGCCGGAATTGTCAACGTGTTTGTGCCGGGCGATTATGTGCCGATAAAAGACCCGGACATTGACGTTGACAAGGCAATTCGCATCAAGTCAATCACGCGCAACGTGCTTGACCCCTACGAATATAACTTGACCATTTCGGACACGGTGACATCGAACATCACCAACCGGGTAATTTCCGACATCATCGACATTGACAAGGTTTTGGAGGTCAACAACCTTAAAGACCCCGCCCGCGCCCGCGCAAATTGGCGGTCAAGTCGTGAAGTCCTTGACATGGTTTTCGACCCGGAGGGGGATTATTACACCGACAAAATCAAGCCAAATTCGATTGATACGCTTGCACTTTCCGTCGGGGCGAAGTCAATGCAATTCGGATTGTCGAACACCATATTCATGCCGAACTACAACGGTAATGTGAACACCCTGAAATGGAAAGGCGGCATCTTGTCGCATTATGCGATTTCGGATGATGGCGTTAAATCTTGGATAATTCAGGATGGACAAATCACCCTGAACGATTCTTCAAAGCCTTATTACATTTATGCGAAGTGCAACCGCAACGGCGAAAACGGCACTTTCGACATTACCACCGTGCAACACAAGGTCGAGGAAAGCACCGAATTTTATTATTTTTGGATCGGCATCGTTAATTCGGTCGATTCCGAAACGAATGTGCGCACGTTGTCTTTAATGTATGGCTTTACAACCATCAGCGGTCGTTATATCAAGACCGGACGCATTGAAAGCAGCGGAGACAGTGGCAGTTTCTTTGACCTTGATTCAAACGAATTTGCGCTCGGAGATTCTCTGATTTTCAACCGCAATCAGGATGGGAGATTGGTTTTAAACGGTGTCTTTGTGCAAAATCAAGGTGGTGCGGAATCTCCACTGCCCTGCTATCGCGGAGAATGGAATGTGAACACGGCATATTTTATCGGAGACACAGTACGTTATGCGGTCGATGGCAAATTCTCGCTTTTTGGCTGTATTAGAGCATGTCAGGGCATTGTGCCGACCGATTCGACATGTTGGGAGATCCAGGCAAGCGCGGGAGACAATCCCGTCGTGCTATATTGTGGCGAATATTCATCGTTAAAAACCTATTATGGCACGGCCTCACGCTTGGATTGCGTAAAGTATCAGGGTGCGTATTACATCACTCGAATTGGCGCCGGGACATTCTCGGATGTCTTGCCGACCGACACTTCAAAATGGAAATACTTTGGTGCTTCATTTGAAAATGTTGCGACCGGGCTTCTGCTTGCTGAAAATGCCAACATCGCAAATCTGATATTCCGCAACCAGCGTCTTGAAAGTTCGGCAAAGACCAACGGGAAACCAAACTTTTTCTTGGACGGTCTGAAAAATATCGCGTCTTTTGCAGCGGGGAACGTTGTATTTGATGGCGATAGTGCCAATATCGGTTGGTTAAGAGTTGCCGGTCAAGATTTGCTTGGGTTTGACAATAACGGTGTGAGGTGCTTAAGAATTACTCCGGAAGAATTGCCGAATGCCGATTCTTCGTTGTCAAGCGCTGATTTAGTCATCAAATCTTGTGGTGGTGATGCGACCTTTACCGGCTCGACCGATTATGAGATAAGTTTTGAACAAGACGTTCATCGCTATCTTAGCCCTGATGGTAGTGAATATGATGTTGCGTTGGATTTTAACGGATGGGTCGAAGTTGATATTCCTGAAGATTATACACTTTTGGATTTCACTTCATATTACTCCGATTGTTTTGTCAAACCATCCAATTCAAATAATAATAATTCGTTGAATCATTCAATTTCTGCGAATGTACAAAGGAAAGTCGGTTCATCTTGGGAGAATATCGGAAGTATTTCATTAAACACCCGTACACCGCAAATCACCGTTCCAAGAGCCGGGCGCATAAGAATCACGATAAGCGGTTCGGTTACAGAAATCCCCAATTATAATTTTACCGGTAAATTTTCCTTTGGCTTGCAAGGGCTTCCGGCAATTACCACTAAAGCCGAAATGATTATTGCAAAAGATGGTTTCATGGCGATATATAATTCAAATTATATGCGCATGCACTCGACCGACGGATTGGTCGTTAAGTTCGGCAACACTCATTTCAGAATCAATAGTTCGGGCATAGCCAAATCGACAAACGGCTCGTCTTGGACTAATCTATAAAGCAAAACTTGTCGGGCATCCGGGCGACACCCGGCAAGTTATGCTTTATTTATTCAACCATGTTTTATAGTAATACATATAGCGCTAAATTTGCAAGCATTAATGGCAAATAATTAACTTAAATTAGGCTTATAGTATGGGTCTTTTAATCGGTACGGGCAATACAATGCCCGAATTTGCATACAACTATTATTACGGTATAGAGTGGAATGCGACCGTTTCAAATCCCGTTCCAACACGTATCGGCAAAACGGAACTTCACCGGTCGTTGCCCGTTCAGTCACAGATGCGCCGTTGCTTACTCAAAGACAATGGCACTGTCAACTACTATCTACATCCCAACGATTCTTCAAAGCGAGACAATGGCGCGGCGGCAAACCTGACCGGAGCGGACGGTCAATTTATGGTCGAGTTGCCCGACGCTTATATGCGCTTTGAGGTGGACGGCGACAAGTGCCGCGCCCTGATGTCTGACCGACCGTTGCCGGGCTTCATCAAATGGCGAAAGGAGTATGTTTCCGCCGATGAAGCGTGTGTTCAGCGGTCAACGAACACACTTTGCGCGGTAGTCAATACTGATGCCAACTATCGCGGGGGAGACAATGATGCGTCGTTTGATTCGACTGACCGCACATTGTTAGGTCGCCCGGCGACAAATATTAACCTTTCAGATTTTCGCGCTTACGCTCGTGCTCGCGGTTCAATCGCGTGGAACTGTTATCTTTATCAGACACACCGTAAGTTGTGGTGGTTCTTTGCGATTGAATATTGCAATTTCAATTCGCAAGCGCCGTTCAATGCGGCCTTGACCGCCGACGGTATGCGTCAAGGCGGACTGGGTACGGGGGTTTCCGTAGGTGGCAGCAAATGGAACGCGTGGAACAAATATAGACCGTTCATTCCTTGCGGTCACACTCTTTCGTTGGGCAATCATACCGGGATTGTCAATTACACAATGCCCGCAAGCTACGATAACAATTCCGGCCTTATCGTTGCCGTCCCGTCTTATCGCGGTGTGACAAATCCTTTCGGTCATATATGGAAATGGGCGGATGGCTGTCTATGCAATATTCAGTCCGAAGCCGCCGGGGGTAAGTCGGAATTTTATGTATGTGACACCCCCGCCAATTTTGCTAATGCCGTATATTCGGGCTATCAGTTACGAGGCAATTTGCCACGTCAAGAAGGTTTTATAAAAGCCTTGATTCTCGGTGAACATGGCGACATCGCACCTCTTACGGTCGGTGGTAGTTCAACGACATTTTTTTGTGATTACTTATATGCTTCTGTACCCCAAAGCGGTTCGGTTACACGAGGTGTATCAGTCGGAGGGAGCGGCGATTTTGGAGAAAGTTGTGGCTTCTTGTTTATGTTTATTAACAGAACACCATCTGAATGTTTTGCGAATCAAGGTTCGCGACTTTGTTATTTCCCCTTAAGCGACTAAAGATAAAGCCCTATGAAAATACTTCCTATCGCCCCGAATGCGCATTATGATATGACACACGGGCAACCAAAGACACTTGAAAAGGACAACGATGGCTCTTGCATCGTGCGTCTTAACATCGCGCCCGAAATGGGCATTCCCGGCGGTGACATCGCCAATCAGTCCGCCGACGCGGAAGAAGTGCAAACCGGGTGGTCTTGCTATGAAGTCAGGACATTTGCAGCCCCGACCAAAGCGAACTTGAAAAAGGTAATCATCCGTTCAATCGTGGATGAAACCGCCGAATTTGACCTTGTAAACTCATACAACAAGCACATGATGAAAATAAAGGTCGATGAAACAGCCGTGCAGAAATATAAAGACTTTTTGACCCTGACCGAGGAAATCGACACGGCATTGGTCGAAGTCTTGAACCCCAATCTTTAACCGATACTTGCATTCCGTGTTAGTCGGTCTGCAATTGCATTGATTTACCGGGTGGGATGTCTGATATAGAGGACATCCGAAATTTAATGCAAGCGTTTTGGCGTCGAATGCGAAAAAGCAAGTGCTTAAATTCACTAAACATGACAAACGAATTCCATCCGATTTTTTCAGCGGTTTGCAAATACCTGATGGGGGCAATTGGGGCACTAATAGGATTCTTGCGCCCGACTTTCCCTTTCATCATCGTTTGCACCCTCGCCGTGCTGCTTGATTGTTACACGGCATGGGCATTGTCGCGCCGCGTCAAGAAGAAGTTTCCCGGTGCTAACGATGGCAAGTTCAAAAGCCATTATGCCGGACGGGTATTTATAACCCTTGTGAAAGTCTATGCCGTGACCGTGCTTGCCTATATGATTGACACAATCATTTTCCCTGAAATTGCGATGATGTTGCCCAACATCGTTGCCGGAACGGTATGTTTTTGGCAAATATGGTCAATGCTTGAAAACGAATCATCTTGCAATGATGCGCGTTGGGCGGAAATCGCGCAACGCATCATGGTTGACAAGACCGAAAGGCATTTTGACATCGACTTGCACGAACTGAAACATCCGGAACGGAACAAGGACAAGGACACCTCGGCGGCAACGCCCGGTGTCGGGTAACAAACCAAATCATTTACACATGGCAAACGTTGATTCCCTGTTGCCTTTCATCCTCCGGTTTGAGGGTGGTTTTGTCAATGACCCAACCGATGCCGGGGGCGCGACAAATAAAGGCGTAACAATCGCAACATGGCGGCAAGTCGGTTATGACAAGGACGGCGACGGCGACATTGATGTTGCCGACCTGAAATTGCTGACCAATGCCGACGTGCGCAACCGGGTTTTGAAGCCCGCGTTTTGGGATAGATGGAAAGCCGACCGCATCAAGTCGCAAGGTGTCGCAAACATCCTTGTCGATTGGGTGTGGGGGTCAGGCAAGCACGGCATTGTCATTCCGCAACGCCTTTTGGGTGTTGTGCCGGATGGCATCGTGGGTGAAAAGACCCTTGCCGCCGTCAATGCCACCGACCCCCGGCAGCTTTTCGACGCTATCTTTGAAGCCCGCAAGAAGTTCTTGCACGACATCACCAACCAATCAATCGCAAGGTATGAAAGCAAAATCGGTCGCAAGGCGACGGAAGCCGAATTGAAGAAGCACACGAACAAACGCTTCATCAAGGGATGGTTGAACCGCCTTGAAGCGATTAAACAATTCCGCCCATGAAACGTGTGTTCTTCTTCATTGTCGTTGCCCTGATGCTTGCGTCGTGTGCATCGACCCGCAAGATTCAGGAAACGACCGCATCCGTTTCGGTCGATTCAACAAGCGTCAAGGAAACGGCAAAGCATGAATCCGAAAAGGTTGTTGACACGACCCGGACGGAACACGGCAAAGTCGTGATAACGGAAATCATCTTTGACACCACGCCCGCCCCAAGTCCGGCGACCGACAAGCCGGACGCAAGGGCATCGCCCGACACGTCGGCATCGGATAAGCCCGCCACGACACAGACACCCGCCGCAACCGTTAACATTCCCGGCTTCGGTCAGGTGTCCGGCACCATCAAGTCAATTCGGCAAACCGTTCTTGAATCCGACAATGAAACCAAAGGCGAAAGCAAGGAATCCGAAAAGCAAGAGGAATCCAAATGCAATGCAAATGTATCGGTCGCCGAAGAAAACAACCAACGTGTCGAACAACCCGCGCCCGACCCCAAGCGGTGGCGATATTACTTCTATCTTGCCGCCGTCGGCGTTGTGCTGCTTCTTTACCTGAAACGTGTTCCGATTATAAATTGGATAAAAAGAATTTTATCAGGGTTGCGCCGCATCTTTTGAAAAAAATTCTTAACTTTGCAACATCATTGTTGCGAAAGCCCCGAAAGGGGAACAATGAGAAGTCGCCCGGCATCATGTCGGGCGATTTTTGTTAAAATCGGGGCAAATCGTGGTCGTTTTCGTGGTCATGCTTTTGCAAGAGGGCACAAGAAAGGCGGCTAACCTATTGATTAGCCGCCTTTTGCAACCTTTGTCAAGTCTTTGACATTGCGGAGAGAGAGGGATTCGAACCCCCGGAGGTGTGACCCTCAACGGTTTTCAAGACCGCCGCAATCGACCACTCTGCCATCTCTCCAATGGTGTCTGTCTGCATCTGCCCGGTTAATGCCAGGGCTACAGGCGATATGTTGTTTGCATTTGTGAAACTGTCTGTGGGTTTCGTTTATGCGGTGCAAAGGTATGTATTTTTTTTGAGCTTTGCAAATGGTTTTGAATTTTGAAGGTGGAATTTTATAAGATTCTACGTCAGCCTACTGCG